ACCTACCTTAAGACCACTTTTTAGAAAGTGACTAGCAAACTCTCCGCACAATGTAGATTTACCTGCACCGCTACCTGCTGCTATAGATACCATTTGAGTTGGAAACAAACCACCTGTAAATTTATTTAGTTCTGGATATGGATAATCACAAATAGGTTTACTTGTTTCTTTATTAAATAAATCCCAAGCATCAGCAGCATTTATTATATGATCTGTTCTACATGGTTGAGCTTTCCATAATATATCTTTAAGTTCATCACCACGTTTTGCAACTAACAAATCATTAACGTCATTTATATCATCAGGTAATCTTGCTATTGCAGCTTTACCTTTAGGCAATACTTGTAATGCTTTTTCGCTACCTAGTTCACCTGCCTTATCATTATCAAAACAAATAACTGACCTGCAAAATTTATTTATAAAATTATATTCTTTTGCCAGGTATTTTGCTGCTGACTGTACACCAGAAGGAACTGACACGCAAGGAAAACGGTGATTAAAAATTTGACTTGCTGCCATACAATCAATCTCGCCTTCAAAAATAGACAAAAACATATCACCTGTATTTTGTATTCTGCAATTTATTTGACCATATAACTGCACTTGTTTTATATCACCTATCCATACAAATTTTTTATTTGCAAACCTTATGTGTTGAGCAACATCTACACCTTGACTGTTTTGATATGTAGCTACCTGACATTGCTGACCTTTATACACACTAACTCCATATTTAAATAGTTCGCAAGTCTCCTTAGTGATTCCTCTTGCAGGTAAATCGGTGTATGTAACAGGTAATAGTTTCACTTCTTTTTTAAATACAGGTTGCGGTTCTATTCTTGGAGAAAATTTTTTTTCAGTTTTTCTATTTGGGTAATATCTATAGTCACAATCAATAGAAAAACAATGAGCATGACCATCATCAAACCAAGCTAAATTATCCTTTGATTTACATTGCGGACACTCAGTTTTTTTTACATACTTGCTTGTCATTTTCCCATAGTTTAATTAGTTTTTCTAATTCAAAAATGCGTTTTTTTGCATACATAATTTTTTCTTGCCTAGTCATACCAATCGTCAGGAATAAATTTATCGCAGTAAAGAAACCCATGTCTCGTACACCAATCGGCATACGAGATAGAGTTTTTTGCTTTAGATAATTTTGTTTTACTATTTTGAAAACAAAATCTAATGTCTAGGTCGGGTCTAGTCGCCTTAATGACAAGGTGTTTTCTCCTATCGGCTTTTGAGAAATATCCCTTCGTTTCAACAATAATATTGTTGATGATAAAGTCAGGCTTGTAGCAGCAAGAAATTTTATAGTCAATGCTAAGTGATTCATAGGTAAATACAATTTTCTTTTTTGTTAATGTAGCTGCAAATTCTTTTTCAAACTTGCTTTTATATTTGTTACCAATCACTTGCACTAGCTGTTTGTTTTGTTGGCTCTTCAAAACTGCTAGGTGGTGCAGGTTGTTTTGTAGGTAAGAAACCCATATCTTGTGGTGATGCCATGCCATCATAAGGTACATAGCTTCTTACAATTACTGATACAGGTTGTATTCTCATGCCTACTTCATCAAGATCAAAACCTTGTATGCGTAGATATGCCTGACCTCTAGATTCTGGTGATAGCTTATCGTACTTAGCTGATTCTTCCTTGTTTAAAAATACAACAGTATCACCTACTTGTTCAGCAAATTTTGGTGGTGGTAATTCAAACTCAGCACCTTGTTTATTTGTACGCTTGCCACTAGGCATCTTGCAATAAACCTCTAAACCCTGTTCAGTTGTTCTCCAATACTCTTTTGGATTACCTTCTTTATCTCTAGACCAAGTAAATTTTTTACTAGGATTTTCATTTTGCAGTTGCTCTTTCCATTTTGTTTTATATCCTTCTAGTTTATCTAACATAAACTCTACAGAATTTATAGGTTCTGTTCCTGGTAATCCTAAGTCAGATGGTGTGAATACATCATCAGGTTTAAATACAAGTGTTAGTTGATAGTAACCATACTTAGGTTCTGGTTTATGTAGCCATGCGTAAGTTAAGTTTGCATAGGGAGTTGTCAACATTAAAGTTGGTGATTTGCTTGCCATTGAATGTCTTTGAATTTATTTTGAAAAACGTCTTATAGACGTTCTAGTATATTACCGTCAATATATTTAGTGTCTAGTAATGTCTTTAACTAAATACATATGGTGCATCAATAATATGATTTATATCAAAATTTCCTATAGGTTCTAGGTTGTTGTATAGTTCACATTTATTTGACCAGGTATATATAGACGCTAAATTTTTCTTTACTTGTTTTATAAAAGGTTCTATTTCTTGTACGTTAGCTGCAAAACTATCATGTATAGTTACAAGACTTTTAAAACCTTGCTGTTTATATACATGAGACAAAGCTAAATGTACATTTGCTGCATCATAACTATGTACAAAGTTTGCAGTAATACTATTCTTTATTTTTTTCTTATCTAATTTTCTTGTGTCATACGTATAACATAACCATAAACTAGACTCATTAAATTTAGTTCTTACCTGTTTAGATTCTTTTATAAAATAATTTTGTTCTACTATAAATCCAGATGGTGTAGTCCATGTCGTAGCCTGACTTTCTTTTAGATAATCCATTACATATTTACAGCTAGGAAATATTTGATCTAAGGCAGTCCTTATCTGTTTAACTAAAAAATTAAGATGATTATTAGTTATATTATTATTCCATTTTTGTTTTTCTAGGTAGTTTATTATTCCAAAATCCGTACCACCGTAGGGAATCATTAGTATTGGTTTTTTTATCCTATCTCTATCAAGGTTCTTATCTTTTAATAGGTCTTTGCATTTACGTGTATCTTCGTACCTATACATAGACATTTGATGTAGGTTTATTGTTAATTTTTCTAAGACCATAGTGTATAGATCTTGCCTATCATTTTTTGTAAGGTTAGTAGCAGTAGCTAACTTTTCATCTTTTGTAAGGCAAGCAATATGTTGATAGGCATTATTAGTACCATCTAAATGTATTGGTAAACCAGTTTTATAATTACTATCATCCATATACTTTTTATATTCCAAACACCAGGCAAGAAACTGAAATGGTTTATTTGCTTTGCTCCATAGACTTACATTACCTACAGGATCTTCTGCTATTTGTTTCGCATATCTACTACCAGTATTTCTTACCCATGCACTTCTTTCCATAAAAGATGCACCTTCATTAGTCCATAAGTTATAACCTGCTACTTGAAACCATTTCATGCTGTAGTCTGTATAACTTAGTGGTACAGCATCAGCAAATAAATGTAGAGATCTTGCTAGATCATGCCCTTGTGGATTTAAATGTGGTGTAACGCAATATAACCTGCCACGAAAATCCGCCTGGTAACAATGATAAAAAGTATATTCTTTATATTTTTCAGCAGTATTTATTATTGATAATATAAGTAGTCGTTTAGATTTTATGCTCGCATTATAATCATGCACTTTTGCAGCTTCATATCTCCACTTATCTCTTGCTACTTTATTTGTATCTATATCTTCTGGTTTGGGTGGTAAAGGTAATAACACACAATTAAAAATATCACTATCGTTATTAAATAACTGCATTGCTATATCTAGTATGTCTTTATTTATTATCCATCCAACATCTTGCAAAGCATTTACAGCATTATAAAAATCTACTGGATTAGCTTTATCTAACTGATCTAAATAGTCTTTATTTTTTGTTTTTACAATATCTAACTTAGATAAACGTGGTGTATGATAACCACCATCATAAGGATTAGTCCATTTTACAGGTTTTATAATGCAAGGTTGATAGTAAGGTACAGCAATATTTTTATTTAACCTTTGGTTGTTTATCCATTTAATAGCATTATCAGTTAAGGTTATATACTTGTTGCTGTTTTTTGTAGATCCATTTTTTTTGACAACTGTAGTTGTAAGTTTGATTGATGATTCTATAATCTCAATTAATTTTGCACCAATGCGTACTTTATCTTCTTGTTTCCAAGAATCAAAAAAATGATTTGATTTATTCATATGGTGTATTAAAACTTTACGTCTATAACGCAAATGCCTGGTATCTTTAAGATGATGTTTTATCGCATGAAAATATTTTTTATCACACTTCTCATAAAAACAAAACCTTAATTCATCTTCTAATCTAGTACCTATTTGCATAGCTACTGCATTAAATGTTCTGTTATTCCAGTTTGTTGCACCATCTAAAATAACTTTCATAGCTATAAAACTAACTACATACAAGTCATCAAACTCACTAAGTAAGTAAGCTACTTTAGATTTACGACCAGCTTTACCTGACGTTGCATAATGTATAAACGTTTTTAATTTTTTTGTTACCTTTTCTATTCCACAAAAAATTATGCCTCTACTGTAATCATTTTCACTTTCCTTTCCTTTTTTTTTGTTAGTTTCTCTTATTTTATTTAATCGACTTATACCTAAATCGACCATACTATTTTCTAGTTCTATTTGTTTTTTATAGTTCATTTATCTTTTTCATCATGTCATCTAATTCTTCTATTTTTTGTACAGCATATTCAACTATTTTTCTATAACCATTTTTAATTTCAATATTATTTTCTTTTTCAGCTTTATCAGTAAGATACTTTATATATATCTCTTTATTAGTTATTTCAGTTGTAAGGGAACTAAGAATAAAATCTTTTTGACTATCAGTAAATTTCATTTGTTCATCACCTCTACGTATTTATGTAAATCGTCAGGTGCAAAGTGAGCATATGACATAGTTTGTTCTAATTTATTATGACCTACCCATTTACTTACAATAGGTATCGGTATGCCTTTCATAATCATCCTTTTAATAGCAGTATGACGCAATATATGTATTGTGTAAGTGCTATCACTAGCTCTATTAAGATCAGTTCTAACCTTAGTCCAGGCTTTATCTAACCAAAACCAGTTATAAGGAAATATATATTCATCATCTTCTTTCCACTCAGCATACAAACTAATAATATTCATGCACTTATCAGTCATAGGTACAGCAATAGGATTATTGCATTTACGTTTTTCAAACAATATCTGATTATGTTTAAAATCTATATCTCTTTTTTTTACACCTAACAGTTCACCTGATCTACATCCTAGTTCTAAAAGTACCTGAAATATATCTAAATGCTCTACAAAACCTAGATCCTTACATTTATTCCATAGTTGTATAACATCATCATCATTTAAATGTGGTATTACTCTTTTTGTTTTTGGTAAATTTCTAGGAAAACTAACACTTACAGCAAAACCCTCTTCTGCCATAGTTTTTAGCGTAGATTTTAAATAACTTGTTCGCATATTAATAGTATCGTTTATATTTTTTTCTACGTTTTTACCATAATCTATTAGTTTAGTTACATCCTTAGATGTAATCTGACTAATCTTTTTATTACCTAAGATAGCTATACATTGTTTAAGAAGTCTTAGGTACTGTTCGGCACTTTCCTGACCGTTTTTATAACGTTTATAGTGCGTCATCATTGCATCTTGCAATGTAGGTATTTTAGTTTTTGCCATTTTGTAACCTTTTAATTTGTTTTTTAGTTTTATCAAATTGAACAATATATTCTTTTACAGTTACGTTATTACTTTCATCTTCCCATAACCTAGTTAGTTCAGATAACTTACCTTGCAATTCTTTTATCTTTGCAAGTCTAGCTTTTTCAAATTCTTTATTAAGATTTTTCATTTTCCTCTACTGATAACTTAACTAATTCATTTAAGTGATAATAATGTAGATCCTTTTTATATTCTTCTTCGCTTATCTCACGTGTAGAAAACATAAAACCACAATTCAAACACTTCCTACGTCTATAGGTATAGTTTAGATCGGTTCTTATTTCGTTAGCACCTCTACCAGTACGTGTAATAGTTACCTGGTTAGATGTACTTTCACAACTAGGGCATTTAATCATACTTTAACCTCAAAACTATTTTTATCTCTAAGTTTATCTACTATAAATTCATAGGCATCATATTCAGTTATGCCTAGTAATTTAGATAACTGTATAGCTAGATCCTTAGTATGACTAGCAATACTATTTAAATCGTAAGGATAATTTATATCCTTGTTATACAAATCCATAATGTTTAAGTGACTAACTTTTTAATTTTGCCAGGATGACAAAAAAATAGAACCTGGATCGCCAGGATGTTATATACAATAATCTATAATCATATAAAAAACAATAGATTATTATATATTTATAAAAAATACCTGGTATTTCTACCAGGCATATTAATTTAATCTAAGTACTTACGTTTTAATTTATCGTAAGTTGACTGACTACAACTAGCTAACCTACAGTAGCTAGTCTCTTTAATCATCCATTCATTAGCTAATAGGATAGGGATCATTCTCTGATCCCTTATAGGTGTATTAAATAAAGTCATACTACTTACGTTTAATAACTGGCATGATTAAAAACGTAACGTCAGTATTTTCTAATCTATTAAAATCTAATTCTGATTTAATAACAACAGGATTAGTAGGTTTATTAGAAAATAACTGACTAACTTTATTATTACTTTGATACTTATGAATAGTATTAAAGTATAAACCTAAGTATTGACTATTAAAGCTAATACCATTACCAGGTAAACAATCTAACTTATCGGGAATAAGTTGCTCTAAATTAGGATATGTTCCATAATCCTTACCATTTTTAAAGGTATGAAAGGATTTATTTGTAGCATGCCACACTTGATAAGTATTATCGCTATAAAAATCTACGTTAGTAGCTTTTATATCTGATTTATTAAAATGATCCCTATGAATTAATATAGAATTATCATAAGGAAATTCATAATAATCATTTACCTTGCCTATCCATCTAAAAAGATAATGTCCATTAGTTGACTCTATAACTAAGGTATCTTTTAAAGATGGTTCCTTACTTGCTATCTTATAGCAGTTTATATACTGCAAGATATACCTACTTTCATCCTTACTAGCGAATTTACTAGCTAGATGTAGCACTTGATAAGGCAATATTGCCCTAATGATAGATTTACTATCATTTATAGAGACTTGATTCTCTAATACGGTAGAGGTCATAATTAAAAAATAGACTAACTTTTTTAATAGAATCCTTTTTTAAGAGGATCCTAGATAAATAAACCAGGCATAAATTAATATACCTGGAATATTTATAGAGGATCATCAAATAGTAACTAGGTTTTTAGTACATATATAAGGTTTTTCCCTACTTCTACCTACATCTATATAGCAATAATAAGCAATATGGTGATAATCAGTCATAATATCCGATTTATCAAACCATTTATTACCTTTCATAGCTTTAAACATATTTTGGTAGAAATTATGAATTAAATGTTCACCTAATTCAACAAATTTATTAAGGTGATGATACGACTGTTGAAATTTATGGCCATCTACTAGATACAATTCTCCATAATTGTTTCTAGCATGCCTTTCACGTCTTATATCATTCTCTACCTTAACTAGATCTAATTCTCCCTCAGTGAGAGTAACTATCAACGTAGAGTGATGACGTATAGATACTGTACCTTTCATGTTATAAGTTTTTAAAACTTTTTTTATTCCAGGTAATAAGTCTCTTTTATCTTGTTGTGATATATAAGCCATATTAATTACCTACATATACAACAGTTCCAACTTTATTTCCGTTTAGGTCTCTTAAAGTTGTTTCTAGTTCCCAAGTATTAGAACCATTATCTAATACATCCTTAATACTATTAGCATAATTGCTTAGTATTCTAGAGACTTCTAATCCTACATTAGGACTAAATGCCGCGTTATCTGTTGATAACTTAATTTGTAGTTCCATTTAAAAATAAGTGACTAACTTTTTATACATCTAATAATTAATAATAAATTACTAGATATATATTATTATATATAGATTAATTTTAAATTGTCAATAAACTAATTACTTTTTATTCTCTTTTATTGTCACCGATTCTATAGAAATATATATATGATTCTAAATTTTTCTAGTTATAGACAGTAGTTTTACCAATAAAATTATAAATAATAATTTGTAACTGTAGTTATAGTAATGTTTTATAAATTTTTATATTATTTTTTAGACTTTTTTATTTTTTATTGGGGGGATTCTATGTGCCTCCGTATATAATAAGGGGTTCAAATTTTTCTACCAAAATTAATTCTAGGAGAATCTAAGAAGGAGTTAGTCGGAACCTTCTTAGAACCTTCTTAGAAGAACAATCTCACGAATCCTTCTAGTTATGGCATATCTCCTATAGTACTCCTTAATAAGAATTATTTATAAAACCATCAGTAGAGGTATTAGAATTACTTATCTGTTGAGGAGTCATCCCCATAGCAGTTTGGGTGATGGTGTTGTTTAGAGCAGAACCCCAATTTTGTAAGTGAGTCATTAGAAGTTGATCTTTGCGGTTACGAATATTTTTATCTTCATCTTGAGCCATATATTCAGTCCAGTAGGCTACTGCACCTGCGAGGGAGTCAACGAGATCATCATGTACGAGAGAACCTCTATGACGAGATATACGAGATAGTTGGTAAACGAGTTGTAATTTAAGCCTACGTTCTGGTGGTTCGTTGCTGTTAGAACGAAAATCTTTTTCTATAACTTTGCGATCTATTATTAGTCGGTGAGAGTTCATAACAGGTTCTAGTGTATCTATAATTCTTAGTTCTTTAGTCTTTGTATTGCGTACATCTTTTAGTTCGCAAGGATGGTATCTCATAAGGAAGGGTTTTAACAGTTCAGCGAACATACCGCCACCGAAGTTTTGCTCAACAATAATTGTATTAATTTTATTATCTCTAGCGATCTTACTAATACGTTCTAAAACCCTATCAGAATAGCCTCCAGAGAGTCCTAAACACTCTGTGACGTATAAATTACCATTAAGCATCTTAACGCAGCTTATAGCGGTCTGATCTTTACCCTTTCCAGATGGATCTACGAACATTACTGACCCTGTATATTCTATAAAGTCACCAAATTCTTGAGCAGGGCGATAAAACCTGTCACCGTTGAAGCCAACGCAAGGTAAATCTGTTAGTGCATACTCAGGGGAGTTAGACCATATAACTTTTTCTGGTGCATATTCTTGGTTTACAGAACTAATTACTAGGTCGTTTATTTTTAATGGGTATCTATCTTGATCTGAAAGGGTAGTATCAAGCATAAATTGTAGATTAAAACCTGATCTACCGTAAGATGCTTCTCTTTCCATTAGATCTATGTCACTAAAACGTTCTGGATCTACTGGATCTCTAGGTTTTACAGTACCTTCTGTAAGATTACGTTGTAATCTAGGTGCAAGTCTGTCACCATAGTTGTTTTTATATTCTGGATAACGTGCAGTCCATATTCTTGTTGTATAACCACGTTCTTCTAAGGTTAGATATAAGCTATTTTCTACTTGTGGTGTACCAAGAAATGTAATTTTACCACCAGGTTTTAAGATAGCGTCAAATTCTTTTACTGATTCTGCTAATTTATCTCTCATTGGTTGCGTAAAACTGTTGTTAGGTACTTCACAGTCATCAGCAATCACTTCATCTGCTCTAGATCCAGCCATTTGTCCTAAGACACCTTGAGATTTTACAGAAGGTGCGTGATCGGCACTAGCAGGTGCTACGTCAAAACTAATTTTGGAGTTACGTTGATGATCTTGTGGTATTAGTGGCGATAATAAAGGCATTTCATTTATCAATCGCATAGTAAACGTAGAAAAATTATCTGCTCTATCTTTACTGGCAGATACAACTAAGAATTTTAGTTGTGGGTTCATACGTAATCGCCATACTACGTAGGTAGATGTAATCCAACTTTTACCAACACCACGAAATCCTTGTATTATTTTACGTCTTTCTCCATGTTGTAAATATTCTGCGATCTCTAGTTGTACAGGAGTAGGATCTGGCAAGTTTAAATGTCGCCAGGTAATGATTAGAAAATATCTAAAGTCGTGTAATTTTTTAGGAAGTGGTTGCAATTATAATTCTGCTACAGGGATAGTTTCTAGGTCTGGTAAATTTTTCATAAGATCTTCCATCTCATTATTTTCTGTAGGAATACACTCTATACCGTTATCTTTTAAAAATTGTCTAGCTACGTTTAAATCACCAGCTTTTGCTTCTGGACTTTTTACTCTATCAAGCAATACGCTAGTCAATACACTATGCAAACTTTCTAACTTTTCTAAATCTTTGTTAGTCATAGTTAATGTTTTTTAGTTTAATATAATCATTTTTGATCTGTTTTGCCAAACAAAAGATACTTAATTTTACCTATAAAACCTAATTTTCTTACTTTTTTGTAGAGTTTAATACCTTTTTCGTAACGGTGTAGTTTTATTTCTGTTTCTGATATACGTGATATAGCTGCCATTAATAACATATCTTGTAGTCTTGTATGTTTTACAAGGTCTAAACAATATTGTTTTATTAATTCATCAGGTAACGCTTCTACCTCTCTTTTTTTTATTTCTATTTCTAGTTCTATCTCAGGAGGTGGATCACCAATAAGAACATTAAAAAATTCTTTGTGGTTCATATCAGTTTAATTTTGGGAACAACTGTTGCTCCAACATATCAACAGCCCTGTCATCAAGACTATTCGAGGTCTGTTTGCAGATTGCACGAAGCAGATCTACGATAAGTCTCTTTACAGCAGTTGTAGTAAAGAACTTTAGTAGTATTGGTTTTAAGATTTTTAGCATAATAATCTTGTGTTACTTTCCAAACATAGCTACATTGCTAGTATTAAACAAGAGTTTGCACTTCTATGGAAGAACAAGAAC